TTCAGGAACGCGGACGCCTGTTCGACCGACAGGGGCGTGATCGGCCGCGTCGTCGGCTTCGGCACCCGTACCGGCTCTGCGGCGTTCAGCGACACGAGCTGCAGTCGGCGCGCTTCAGAGAGCGCGGAGCGCAAGACAGCATGGGCGAGCGTGATCCGGCGCCGGGCGCCGTGCGCCGTCTTGTGCTCCGTCAACCACCGTTGCACGCTCAACGGCGAGAGCTGTTCGAGCCGGAGCGGCCCGAAGGCTTTCACAAGATACAGATCGATGGCGCCGCGGTAACTGCGTCGGGTGCTCGGCCGCCACGTATCGGCGTTCAGCGTGAACCAATCTTCGAGATAGCGCGCGACGGTCGGCGTGCTCGTGTTGAGCACCTGCCCGTCTGCGGCTCGACCGCCGAGTTTACGTAGGCGCTGGACCGCGTCCGCCTGCGTCTCGGCAAAGGCCGACTTTCGGCGGCGCTTCCCGTCAAGTCCGCGACCGAGATCGACCCGGACTTCCCATCGGCCATCCGGTCGATGCGTGATGGACCCTTCACCTTTTCCGCGTCGCTTTGCCATATCGTGACCTCCGTTGCTTCTCCAGCCGTTCCCGTTCCCTTTTCCGCAATCCCCTCATGTAGACGCGCTTCTGACATCGGTCCGAGCAGAACTCGCGTCGGCCTGTCTTGGCGAAGATGCGCCTGCACTTCTCATTCGGACAGCGACGCAGACGGCTGACACCCACGGCCTGTATGAGCTGGACCACTTGAAACAGCAGCACATCAGCCGCTGGCCCATCGACCGTCACAACAACGCCACTCGCGGTCGGCGTCGCACCGAAGATCAGACGATTGACATGAACGGTCGGCACCAGTCCGCCTTGATCGGTGCTCGCAAGATCGACCAGGCCACCAAAGAAACCTCGCAGGCGCTGCTGAAGCTGCGCATACCTCGATGCCGGCCACGGCGTCAGCTCGCGCGACGCAGTGCCGGTGATCTCGATCGGCGCATCGCCGATGACGAGGACCGGCCCGTTCTGGATCACGTCACGGAGCAACCGCCGTGCCGACTGATCAACCAGAACCTCGGTCGATCCCTCGGCGAATGCCACAAGGCGAGCCAGCAAGTTCTCGGCGCTTCTCACGCTGTAACGTTTTGAAGCCATCGTAGTCACCACGAGAAAGACTCTAGCACGAGCGTAACTGACCTGTCACTCTCTATTCGTTACCGAGTGGATTTCCCCGGACGGAGGTAGACAGGAAATGTCAGACAGGCTGCTTTATCGTCCCGCAGAAGTCGGAGAGGCGATCGGCGTGTCGCGTGCCCGAGCTTACGAGCTGATTGCGACGGGCACTATTCCCAGCATCCGCGTGGGCTCATCGATCCGCGTGCCAGTCGACGCACTCAAGCAGTGGATTGATCGACAACTCGCCACAGCGGCAGGGGCCAATAGGTGACGGGCGACGACAGCATGGTGCAGGCGGACCAGATCCGCTGGACGCCAACGCCCGAGGACGACCCTACACCGGAGGCGCCGCGCCTGGCGGACATGCCGACCGGCCGGACCGCGGCCGACCTGGTCATCACCGAGCTGGCTGCCGCCGAGGCGCTGGCGCTGGAGCGGGCGAAGGACGGCATCGTTTACCGCGCGATGCTGTCTGAGGCGCTTTTGATGGTTGTCAGGCTGACGACGCAAGTCCGCCGACTCACCGACGAAAACCGCCGGCTGCGTGAGGACCGGCGGGCGTGACCGATCTGATTGGCGATCGGTGCATCGTTCAGCGCGTCCCCGGCGGCGGCTGGGCGTACTGCTTCCTCGATGAAGGTGTCCGGATCGAGGCGCGGTATCTCCGTCAGGATCACGGGCAGCTCCACGGCGAAGTGAACGTACTCGCCGATTGGGCTGGCGCCATCCGGCATAAGGGCAGTCTGTCCTGTGCCTATCAGAACCTGCACAGTCTCTCGGCCCGCAAGACGCTCGCGAAGCACTGCGCCGACCGCGCGAAGACCAAACCAGAGGACTTCGACTGGCAAGCGGCGATCGACGCCGGCTTCATCGAGATCATCGCCGCGTCCCGACAGGGCGAGGGTGACGTGATCGTGCTGGACGACGCACCCGACGTCATCGAGCGCGACATCGATGTCCACGGGCTGCAGGTGCCCGCGGACGCGACATCAATGCTCATTGCCCACGGCGACAGCCTGAAGTCGATGCTGGTGCTGCTCGTGCTCGGCACCCTCGCCGCACGCGGGCAGCGCGTGCTGTATCTCGACTGGGAATGGTCCGGCGATCGTCATCGACGCCGCAAGCACCGGCTGTTCGGGCCGGCGCGGCTCGACGGCTTGCACTACTTACGCTGTCAGGCGCCGCTCGTCGTCGAGGCCGATCGGATTCGTCGCTACTGCGACGAGCACGAGATCACGTTCCTGGCCGTCGATTCCGTGGGGCTCGCCTGCGATGGGCCGCTGAAGGACGACGACGTTGCGGTTCGCTTTCACCGCGCCGTGAGCAGTCTGCGGCCGGCGCTCTGCACGGCCCACGTCCCGAAGTCGAGTCTGGGGCCGGACGCGAAGGACGCGACGGCGTTCGGCAGCGTGTTCTTCAGCAATCTGTGCCGGATGGCGTGGAACGTGAAAAAGCAACCGGGCGCGACTGATGACGTCGTGACGGTCGGGTGCTTTCCGACGAAGCAGAACGACGGGCCGCGGCTGAAACCCGTGGGGCTCGAGTTCACGTTCGCCACCGAACAGATCGGCGTCCGGCCCGTGGACCTGACCACGATCGACGGGCTCGCCGACAAGCTGCCGATGGCGACCCGGATGTCCAGCCTGCTGAAAGTCGGGCCGCACACCGTCGCGCAGATTGCCGACGTCTTGGCCGCGAAGCCGGACACCGTCGAGAAGACCTTGAAGCGCGGCGAAGGCAAGATGTTCACCCGGCTCTCGGGCGCCGATGGCGTGTATCGCTGGGGCGTGCTCGACCGGAGAAGCGCATGAACCGGACAACTGTCCCGGACATGACCGGACATGTCCGGCTGACACGTCCGGACTCAACCGGACGGACACTCTCTCTCTATAGAGAGTGTCTGTCCGGTCGTCCGGTGTCCGGTCCGGAGGACGTGTAAATGCCGACGAAGCCTCTCGGCTTCTGTTCGGTGCCTGGCTGCTCAGCGCGGGTCTCATCCGGCCGCTGCGCGGCGCACCAGTCACAGCCGAGGGAGTGGCATCACCTGTATGACCGGCGCCGATGGCGACGGGAACGGCTCCGATTCCTGCACACGCACCCGCTGTGCGAGACCTGCAAGGCCGAGGGCGCCGTCGTCGCATCCGCCGAGGTAGACCACCACGTAGCGCATAAAGGCGATGAGCGCCTGTTCTGGGACCGTGGCAACTGGCGCGCCTTGTGTCGTCGTCACCACTCGCAGAAGACCGCTCGCGAGACCTGGGGCAGGGGGGCCGACGTCACGGACACCCGCACGCCTGCCAACCGCGCCCCGGTCTCTTTTTCGCACAGCCGGAACCCGGAGGGCGCCCGGCATGGCTAGACCGCGCCTGCCGGCCGCGGCGAAGGCGAGACGGGGCACGCTCCGACCGCATCGAGAGCGCCGCGCGTCACGGCGGACCGCGCCGGCCGTGACGGCTATCGCCAGTCCGGAGCGGGACTATCCGGGGATCGCCGCGGTTTACGCCGCCGGGGTGCTCGGCGGGCGCATCGTCGCCTGTCAGTGGGTCCGGCTGGCGTGCGAGCGACAGGACCGGGACCGCCTACGGGCGGCGACCGATCCGAGCTGGCCGTACGTGTGGAGCGACGAGCACGCGGCCGACGTCTGCCGGTTCGCCGAGACGCTGCCGCACGTCGAGGGCGAATGGGCGACCCCGACGATCGGGCTCGAACCGTGGCAGATCTTTACCTTGGCGACGCTGTTCGGCTGGCGGCATCGAGCGGACGCGACACGCCGACGATTCACCACCCTGTATCTAGAGCTGGGGCGCAAGGGCGCCAAGAGCACGCTGATGGCGGCGATCGCGCTCTATCACCTATTGCGCGAGCGCGAGCCCGGCGCGAGCGTGGTCTGCGGTGCGACGACGGGCCAGCAGGCGCGAATCTGCTTCGGGATCATGCAGCGCATGGTGCGGCGCTCGGCGTGGCTGCGACAGCAAGGCGCGCAGGCGCTCGCGAACGCGATCGTCACGGCCGACGGTAGCGCACGCCCGATCAATAGCAAGGCATCGTCACAAGACGGCTTGAATCCGTCGTGCATCGTGCTCGACGAGTCGCACGCGCAGACGTTCGCGTTGCACGACGTACTCAAGAGCAGCCAAGGCGCCCGGCGCAATCCGCTACTGCTCTGTCCCACCACAGCCGGCTACGACCTGCTGTCTGTCGGCTATGCGCTCCGATCCACGCTCGCCAAGGTGCTGCAAGGTGTCTTCGAGACGGATCACCTCACGGGCGCCATTTATGCGCTCGACGAGGGCGACGACTGGCGCGACCCGACCGTCTGGATCAAGAGCAACCCGATGATCGGCGTGTCGCCGACGCGGGAATGGGTGGAGCGCTACTGTCTCGACGCGCAGCAGACGCCCGGCCTAGAGGGCGAATTCCGCGTCAAGGTCTGCTCCCAGTGGCTGCAGTCCGCATCGTCCTGGCTGTCCATGAGCCAGTGGGACCGCTGCGGCGATTCATCTCTGCGGATCGAGGCGTTCGCGAAGGCGCGCTGCTGGATTGGCTGCGATTTGGCGCAGCTCGACGATCTCGCCGCCGTGGCGCTCGTCTTCGAGCGGGGAGATCTCGTCTACGGATTCGTCCGCTGCTACCTGCCCGAGATGGTTGTCGCAGAGCGCGCGAAAGCCGTGCCGGAGTATATGCGCTGGGCGCAGGCCGGGCTGCTCGTGCTCACGAGCGGCAACATGATCGACTACTCGGCCATCGAGCGGGACATCCGGGGCTACTGTAAGCAGTTTCGCGTCGAGGACATCGCCTTCGACCAGTTCAGCTCGACGCAGATCTGCGGCAACCTGGCCGCCGATGGCCTGCCGGCGCGCATCGAGCCGAAGAACGCGAAGACGTTCACGCCGCCGTGCCGCGAGCTCGAGATCCGCGTCAAGCATGGGCGCTTCCGGCACGACGGTAATTCCTTACTGAAGTGGGCGGCGTCGAACGTCGTCGTCTCGCGACGGATCGATGACTCGATCCTGCCGAAGAAGGAGAACGCGGAGAGCCCGAACAAGATCGATCCCATCGACGCGCTCTGTCAGGCGATCGGCGGCTGGCTGCGCCAACCGGCGCCGAAGCGGGCGCCGCAGTTCATCGTGTTGTAAGTGAGGGCACCATGCCGGACATTCAGGTACCGCACGAGACCGCCGAGTTTCTGCATCGTGTGATCGACTTGCTCGGACGGCTGAAGGCCGCCGACCCGGATCTCGCGATCGCCTTGGAGCACGGCGCGGCGCGCGTCAGCTTCGATGCCGGCGAGCGCGTGATCTGCATCAGCGTGGTCGATGCGGACGGCCACGGGCACCCGCTCATCGCGATTCAGGCCGATCCATTCGACCGCGCGATGTTCGGGTGTGCCGGCGTCCCGACGCCCGTACATGGTTTGTATGCGCCGCAGCAACAAACGCATTGAAGGATTCCCGCGGCCGATGGTTCACCGAGCCAGCCGATAGTCGCCGATGGTTCCCCGAGCCGGGCGATCGGTTCGTTCGTGAGTGAGGTAGTCATCATGGAGATTCAAGAGTTCGTACAGAGCAAGTCGATCATTCCGCTGGCCGAGCTGACCAGCATCGCCGCCCACCGCGCCGCGTTCGGCGACGACGTCCTGGCAGCGTTTCGGACGCAGGCCGAGCTGCGGAGCGCGCAGGCGTCCGCGGTCCTGACCGAAGCCGAGCAGGCCAACCGCGATGCGTTGCTGGCATCCGAGCAGCGGTCGTACGACGCGGCCGTCCGCGAGCGCGACTCGATTTTGAGCCTACAGCGGGCCGTTGAGCAGCGCACCGAGCAGCGGGCACACGTCCCGGCGACGCAGACGAGCGCGGCCGTTCACACCGAGAAGCGCGGGACGATCCTAGGCGTCGAACTGCGCGAGCTGGTCGGCGGGAGCGGCGCGGGCAGCTATATCACGCCGCCGGAGCACAGCGGGTCATTCTTCGACAAGCTGGCGGCCGAGTCGGTCGCGCTCCGCTCGGGCATCCGCGTGATCACCACCGACCGCGACACCCTCAAGGTGCCGCTCGTGCAGGCCGATCCGACGGCGACCTGGACGTCGGAGGGCAGCGAGATCTCCGCGACCGATCCGGACCTGGACGAGGTGACGGCGACGCCGCGCAAGTTGGCGGCGCGGGTCATCGTCAGCAACGAGCTGATCGCCGACAGCAACCCGTCCGTCGTCAGCCTGCTGGAAATGCAGTTGATCCGGGCGCTCTCGCTGGAGCTGGACCGCTCCATCTTCAAGGGCTCCGGCACGCCACCGGACATCACCGGCCTCGACAACGTGGCCGACACGCTGGCCGATACCTCCTTCAGCTTGACGGACCTCGACGACTTCGCGGACGCGATCGCGGCGCTCGAAGCGCAGAACGCGCGGGCGACGGCCATCGTCATGCACCCGACCACCTGGGGCGTCTTGACGAAGGTCAAGGAGGGCACGAGCAACAACAACAAGCCGGTGCTGCAGGCGTCCGCCGGCAGCGGGGCCCAGGGCATCACGCGGGCGATCTACGGCGTGCCGGTGTTCGTGTCGTCGCAACTCGAGTCCGGCTCGCCGCT